TTAGTTAGACTTCTGTACTCTCATATACCATTCAACTAATCGTTTAACTTGACGGGTTGTATAACCTTTCTCTACCATTCTATCAATGAAATCATCATGCTTAGATTGGTCTTCTTTGTTCTTCTTACTACCGAATGAAATAACTGGAAGTAGTTCTTCTGTTCCAGCAAACATTTTATGTTCGATTACTTCTTTCATCTTTTCATAAGCAGTCCATGGTGGATTTCTACCTTCGTAATTACTTCTTGCTCGTAATACCCAATTTACAACTTCATTTCTAAAGTCTTTTGGATTGGCAATACCTGCAGGCTTTTCAATCTTCTCAAGTTCTTCATTAAGAATAGAACGGTCAAATAAGTTACCTGTGTCAGCATCTTTATAATCAATGTTCTGAATCCAGTGGTCAGCATAATCTAGGTATCTATCAAATAGATTTTGTCCATATTCGTTATAACTCTCTAAGTATGCTTTCTGAATTTCTTTGCCTACTTGTTCGCTATACTTTACACTCAGATGGTCTTTAATAAATGACAATAGTTCATTTTCTGTATCTTCTGGAAATTGCTCACGTTTAATTGCAGTTTCTAATACATACATTAGATGAACTGGGTCTGCCGCAATTTCTTCTGAGTCAAAGTTGAATGTCTGTGAAAGAATTTTGAATGCGAAACGAGTACTCATTCCATTCATTCCTTCATCAACACCAGCCGTATCTCTATATTCTTGCATTGTCTTTGCTTTAGGGTCTACATCATGTAGATTTTCACCGTCATAAACTCTCATCTTGGCAGCCAAGTTTGAGTTCTTATGCTCTTTTAGACGTGAAAGGACTGAGAACTGTGACAACAAATCTAAAGTATGAGGCGCACATTTACTACTGTCTAGGCCTGATGAATCTAACATCTTCTTATAGATAGATGTTTCTTCAGTGGCTCGTAAACAATATGGCACTTTAACAATATATACTCTGTCTAAGAATGCTTCGTTGTTCTTGTTGTTTCTGAATGTTTCCCATTCACTTTCATTTGAGTGTGCAACTACGATACCATTAAATGGAATTGCTGAAATACCTTCAGTTCCCATATAGTTACCTTCTTGTGTTGCAGTAAGTAGTGGATGTAAGACTTTGATTGGTGCCTTAAACATCTCTACGAATTCCATAATACCTTGGTTACCTCGACATAATGCACCAGAGAATGCGTATGAATCTGGGTCATTTTGTGAGAAGTATTCTAATTTACGAATATCAGTTTTACCAACTAATGCTGAAATATCTTGGTTATTGTCATCGCCTGGTTCGGTCTTCATAATACCGATTTGCTTCAATTTAGACGGATACATTTTCACAACACTAAACTGTGAAATATCGCCTTCGAATTCATCTAATCGTTTTACTGCCCAAGGTGATAATAGTCCTGTTAGATAACGAGATGGAATACCATATTCTTTTTCTGCATCTGCACCAAACTCTTTAGGGTCAAATAATCCTAGTGGTGATTCAAATACTGGTGAAATTTCATCACCTGCTTTTAGCACATACATTGGATGTTGTTGCATTAGTTCTTTTAGACGTTCTGCTAATGATGATTTACCACCGCCAACTGGTCCTAATAGATATAATACTTGTTTCTTTTCTTCAAGACCTTGTGCTGATTGTCTAAAGTAAGCAACTAATCTTTCAATTGCTTCTTCCATACCATAGAAATCAGAGAATGCTGGATAAACTTTAATTGTTCGATTTAGAAATACACGACTTAACCTAGCATCGTTACTAGTATCAACTACATCTGGTTCGCCAATTGCGTCTAACAATCTTTCGGCTGCCGATGCATATGCTAACTTGTCTTTTTTACACAATGTAAGATAATCAGATAATGACATCTCATCATGCGATTTACTAGCATATGATTTTTCGAACTTTTTAATTAATCCCATTTTACGTCCTCTATTTTATTTTTAAACTTATAACTATAGTTATGCTTTTATATTTGCATCTTCTGGAGAAGAAGAATAAAACATTTTACTCACATTACCTTCAAATGTGAAATGACCAACATGGTCTAATTTTACTAATGGGTCTAGCCACACATCTCCACCCAGTTTTTGCCATCTTCTGCAAAATGCGTAATCTTCGCTAAGATATCTTTTTGTATCTTCTTCGTGCATACAATCAAAGAACAAATAAGTCCATTTAGTAAATTCTTTATCAAAGTGTAAATCATTATTAAAATACAATTCAGGATATGATTCTATCATCTTTTCTATAACACTTCGTTTGATAATCATAAATCCAGTACCAGCATCTTTAAGTTTTACTAGACCATCTTGGATATCCAATCTACGAGTACTTGTTTCTTCATTATAGTCCCATAAAGGATTGATTGCATAATTTGCCGCACAGTCTTTTAACTCGCCTATATCTAATCCTCTGTTGACTGCATCTTTGATTGATGACCAGTCTAATTTTTTCTTTGGATATGCACCAACGATTACATCTTTGTCGTGTTGTAACATATGTAATATATCTATTGCATCAAAATTTATATCAGCATCAATGAACATCATATGAGTTGCTTCTGGATTAGCCATAAAATATGCTACCATGTGGCATCTTGCACGTGATACTAAACTTTCGTTTGCCGAAGTTGTTAATGTGTATGGAATATTATATTTTGTGAACATCATGTGACCTTTAGTCCATGACCTAAAATATGGTTCTGAAATCTGTCCAGCGTAACATGGTGTACAATAATGAACGTGAGTGTTTTTAATAAAGTCTAAGTCAATATCTTTTCTATATTCAGCCAACTTATCTACTATTGCCATTGTTTACCTATTTTTCTTGTTGATTGGTTGCAGTCTTTTTTCTTCGTTCATTTTCAATCCACTTCTTAGCATGAGGATTTGATGGTGGTTTGTTCAACCACGCTGAAATATTTTTTTGAACTTTGTCAAAGTTTTTCTTTCTTTCTGGGTCTTCTAATCCACCATTGTTGTCAACAATTTGAAACTTACCTTGACCGAATAGTTGTTGGAATTTCATCATATTGTTTTGAACATCATTCCACATTCTTTCGACTTCTGCTGGCTTTAGAGTTCTATCTCTTAGCAAGTTTCTTTCTTGTGCGATATCTAAACTTGTGTTAACGAAAACCATCATACATGAGTAGCCCATTTGTGTTAGTTTTTCTACGGCACCCGATATCTTATCTAAGTTTCTTCCTGTTCCGTCAATGATAACGCCCAGTCTACCGTCTAAGTACATTTTTTCTCTTTTAGCAGTAACTTCTTTTGCTCTATTACGAATTTCTTGGCCTTGGTCAGAATAGATAACATCTGGGTCACCATAATCTAATCCTGCTTTTTTCATCTTGTATTCGTAGACATCATCTGAGTTGATGGGTCTTAGACCACCACCTTTTAGTAAAGGTGAATTCGCAATACGACTTTTGCCACTTCCTGGACCACCAGCCATAAACACTGCTTTAAAGATATGAGGGTCATCGACACCTTCTTCAACACTACCAATTATTTCATTTACTCTCATAATATATTCCTAAAATTACAACTTTGTAGTATTTATCTTAAAGTTTGTGATTATCTTACTGTATAGTATAACATTAATACAACTGGTTGTCAATACTATTGATACAATTGGCTTTTAATACTATTCCATTCCTTTTGAATATCTACCAGTGAATCGAATGCTTGGTTGTATGTGTTTGTCATTGCCCCTTTCCATACGGCAATATATTGATGGTTGATTCTTGCTTCTGTAGTCTTATTACGTTTTTTACTCGGTGCCCAGTAAATAAAGCCAGGAGCATATTTGTCTCTTAAATCTTTGACTGTGTTCTGATTTTTGTTTTGAGCCTCTATTAATACTTTTATTCTCTTCTTAAATGCCTTCTTTGCAAAATTCAGATTACCTTCTCCGAAGTTTTCTGCCTTCAATGCGTTTTTCATTTCAGATATTAAGGCATTGGATTTTGTTATATATTCTAATTGAATTGGGTTCCATTCTTGTACGAAATGTTGATAATGAATTGAAGTTATTTCTATCTCTTTCATCTGTTCAGAATTTTTTTCTTCTTCTGTCGCTTGTCTTGTTGCTCCAATACGCAACATAAAGTCTGACATACTTTCACCTTCTTTTCTTTCTGGCATAGAATCTTCATCGAAGTTTTCAGATGTGTCATCAGATTCAACACCATTAAATGTACTTTCTCCCTCACCAGCAGATACCAAGTCTGTTGGTTTCATTTTAGGTCTGATACTTTCAGTTGGCGCAGATGAAGAGTTAATCGTTGTATCATTTACCGTATATTCTTTGGCTGCCTCTGAAATAGGATTCTGTACAACACCACCTGCCTTTTCTGCTTCTTCAAGCACAGTTTTAATAATAGTTTCAACTTCTTCTTTACTGGCTCTACTATCCTCTTCTACTGGTATTGTTGGCGGTGGATGGACTCCTATTGGCTGATTTATTTTTGTAACTGCTTCTTTCATTTCGTCTGAACCCGTATTCATCAAAACTGCTTTTTTACAAGGGTCACCTGCCGCACCACCAAGAACTAATGCTAATGCTTTTCTTATAAGTTGTAATGCCATATCGGCTAATGCCGCAATTTCATTTGCAATCGCATCTGTAATATCAGCCATTGCATTAATCACTTTTGCTACTAATCCAATTACGCCACCTAATAGTGTTAATCCTAGATTGCTTATTGCAGTTATAACATCTGCAACAACACTGCCTGCACCTGCAATAGCGGCTATAATACTTTGTATTAAAGATGTTATTCCAGAATCATTTAAAAAAGTAGTTATATCACCAATTGCTTTTTCAATAAAATTTAAAGTTCCATCATATATGCCTGCTAAAATTCCCATCAGTACATTAAATGCATCACATGGGTCTCCTTTTTCACCAAACTGTGCGTTCATTGATGCTAATGCATCTGCATCTTGCATTGTTTGTGGAATATTTGCTGTTTGATTATTCGTATGATTAGTCAAAGAATTATACATACCAACACCTATTGCTGATAATCCTATAACTTTTAATAGTCCTTCAATGTCTATCCCAGTGTTTGCTAAAACTCCAGCAAATATCAATGCTTTATCTGACGAACTAAATCCAGAAAATGCATTATTAAGATTATTAACATTAGTATATCCATTAGATGCTGAAAGAATTGAAAGTAAGTTATTGCCTACTGATGCTCTATGTATATAAGGATTACTAAAATTATTTGCATCTATCTCATCTGCTATTGTGTTTAATGCTGATTGTCTATTGTACTGATGCTGTCTTGCTTCCAATTCTGCCATCTCTAACGGAGTTAGATTTGATGAGGATACCGCATCAGTATATTGTTTTGGTGTTAGATTTGTACCAGAAAAGGTAAACGCACCGCCACCATTTGCAACAAATAACTGATATAGTCTTTCGATTTCCGCTTCACTAGCCATTGATTATCACCTTACTTGAACCTGATACTATCGTTACCCCACAAGAATGAGCATCGCCTACTCTTCCCGCTGGTCTATTGTTTATCAAAACATTATGAGAACCTTTTACTAATGGCGTAACATGCGGAACACATGACGGTGGACTACCTTGTGGTATTCCATGTGGGAACGTTCTATCACTTACACGATATGCAAGTTTATTTTCGATAATCACGTTCTCACTTCCCATACCACAGGTGCCAGGCCCACAAGGGGAATGTGCTGTAATAGGGTCAGTTGTTCTCGCGGCTTGTGGCATTATGTTATCAAACCTCCTTTTTCGGGAGTTATAATTGTTGATGTTGCTTGAATATATGAATCAGCAGTGTCTTTTCTAGTCTTTAACACTGAAATGATTTTATCAGACTTAAAATGCACAGTATTCTCACTATCACCTGTTACAGTGAAAGTTTGAAATGCCGCACCTTTTGGTCCCATAGCAATCGTTAATGGCTTTGTAATAACTACACTAGAGTCGTCTTCAGCGTCAAATTTTCCTAAGATTTCTTGACCTGTTTGTAAGTATAATGTTACGATATCACCTTTTTCATATTTCTTTTCTTTTAGCATTTTATTTACCTGTTGTTGTTATATGTATTTATTTATACATAAAATACACACTTAATTATTTCCTATCTTTAAGATGTGGTTCTATGTCTTCATATGTCATTCGTTCCATAATATCTATGTCACCTTTGACTTCCTCATACTTGTCTACTTTACCATTTTTTCGATTAAGTACATAACCATCCATGTAAGCAACTAAGTATATTTCACCGCCCTCACTTAAGTCTAATATTAACCATAGTTCGGGTTTATTCTTTGGGTATGAATGATATAATGTGTAGAAACATCCAAGCCCATTACCACTATTAGTGTAAAACTCTTCATTAATGTATTCCCATACATCTGGAAAAGTAGTCACATCATCATAGTTGAATCCGTTTGCTGAATAGGGAAAGGCTTTCCACCAATTGACGATTTCTTGTAGTGTTGTTTCGTTGAAGTCTTTTTGAAGTTTTAATCGTAATTGGCGCCATTCGTAAAGCAATATTGCTTTATCTTGCATTTACATTGTCCATCTTTTTACAGTGTATGATATTTCTGTTGTGAAGTTTACATCTTGTGTGTAATTAATCTTTAGATTATCACCATCAATAACTGCTGTAAAAACTATATTAGAAAATTCATCTGATTGTGCGATTGAATCGCCATCATCTTGCCATATTTCTGTGTTTGTATCTGTAAGTTTTGCTTGTGCAATTGCTGGTGTAATTGCCGCACCATTAATAACTTGAAGTCTACCCACACGAACAAATGTGATTGCTGGTGATGAGCCTACTTGCTTTAATGAGTAATCGATGAAGAACGAAGTAGAGTCTGTTTTTGCATACTTTAAAAATGTTCCAGCACCATATCCGGCTGTTCCATTACCTGCACCTACTCCTGTTGCTGTAAATACAGTACCAACGTTACTATCAGCCGAACCAATTAAAGTGAAATCTGTAGTGCCTACTGTTAATATTTTATATTCAGTACCAACTACAAATGCACCTGCTGTGACAGGTGTTAGTCCTAATTCTTTCTTATATAAATCTGAACGTAATCCACTTGCCGAAGAATTAGACTCTAACTTAACATTGGCATACAATTGGCTAAAACTCTTTTCAGTAAGAACTTCTACATTCTTTTTTGCTCTACCAAAAATGTTCACATTAAATGTACCACTAGTTTGCATATCAGAAATTAGTGCGTCTACTCCGCTATATGTCGCTGTTCCAGTTCCTGTACCTACTCCTGTTGCAGTAAATACTATACCAACTGTGTTTGCACTAGCACCTATCAATGTAAAATCTGTTGTACCAACTGATGTTATAGTGTATACAGTATCAATAACAAAAGCGCCTGCAGTAACACTTACTGGATTAATATTTGAAATTACTAAATCTTCATCTATCTCTAATCCTGGTTGGGTGGAATACGTGTTTAAGTATGTCTGAACAACAGAATGAGCATTTGCGAATGGGTCGAATATAATTTCTTCAACAGATGCGGCAGTACCAACATACAGTTGATTAGTATCAGTAGTATAGCCTAACTCACCAGCAGATAATGTATCTCCTGAGATTTCTGACCTAGTACCACGCCTTAATAAAATTTTTACATTTGTTGCCATATTAAACTCCCATTATTACATGTATTTATCAAAATACGCTTGAACCTTACTTGCCCACAGTCTCGCATACTGTTCATAGTCATCCAAGTCAACAACAAATTCCTGATAGTTGCCCATATTATCCGCTTCTGCATCCCAACCAATCATCATTATAACAATCGTTTTGATATCAGTGCCGTAAATTTCGTTATGGGCTTCGGCATATGCCGCACCTTGTAGAAAGTAATCATCAATCCATTCCCGTTTCTTTGGTTTACGAGTTGTTTTGAAATCAATAATTGCTGGTTTGCCTTCATATACACCAACACAGTCTGTTGTGCCTGCATATAGTCCGGGATAATATAAAGGAACTTCTGTTCCCCACACTTCATCTACTTTAGATAGACCTTGTTCGATGACAATCTCTGACAATTCTCTTGCCATCTGATGTATCAGATTTGAACCATTAGGTCTATCTTCTTCTAATATATATTTTTCGAGGTGTAAGTGAACTTGTGTTCCAATACCTGTAGCAAGTCGCATAATTCTATCTGCTTCTTCATTGCCGACACGTTTGCGCCATTCAAATAAAGCAGTTTTATCTTTTAATGCATCAAGTACAGTAGTAACACTGGGTAAAGGCTGTCCGTCGGGCGTTTGATAGTGCCGACTGCCTTTAATGTTTACTCGTTCTAAGGGTTTATAGGTAAATTTTTCGTTAAGCATAGTATTATTATACTATACTTTAGACTAGAAATCAAGTAAATTATTAAAGATTTTCTTTAATTTCTTCGATTAATTTCGCTTTAGTGTGGCGTCTATCTAATTGAATACCTAGATTTTCTTCAGCCCACATATCTATCTGTTTTTTAGTCATAGATTCAAAATCAACTTCTGGCGTTTCTACAGGCTCTTCTGTTGTTTGTACTGTTTCGCCTACCGCAATTGATACGATTTCGCTAGTTGCTACTGCGTTTGCTAAATCTCTTGCTTCGTTGTCTGAAACACGTTTCATAAACTCTCTATGACGTTTTGCATCTTGGACTTCTTTTCTAAGTGCTTTCTTTTCAGGAGACAACTTCTCTAATCCAGTATCTAATTTCTTATCCATGTTTTCAACATGCTTCTTCATCTCGTCTTTAGAGATTGTTATAATTGGTTTACTAGTTATTAGTGCCATTATTTTTTCACCTTTGTTTTTGCTGTTTTGACTGCCAGTTTGCGTACTGTGTCTTTATCAGCCTTGTCTTTATTTTTTGTTGGATGAACTAAATCAATTGTATCAGTTGTTACTTTAGAGATATACTTACTATTTGCCAATAAATCTACCAGTGACTCTGCGTCAACTGTATACCCCATTCCGTTCAACTCGCGGACCATCATATCCATCCCAACTGATGGAATATCATTTGCTTTTAATGAAATGAGATAAGCATTAATATCGCCCATTAATTGAGCATCATAGTTTGCCTTCTCTAAAAGAAGTCCACTAATTTTCATATTAATCTCTTTCTTCTCTACCTAAAGGATTTTCTTTACCGCCTGATGCTGATTCATCACCACCCATATCTGCTTCGATATCGTTCACAAAGTCATCACCCATATCGCCACCAAGTTCAACATCACTCATGTCATCAGCCATCTTTTCGCCTGATAGTACAAGTGTTGCATCTGCTACTGCATCTTTGGCAGAACGTGCTTGTCCTAGTAAACCATTAATTGCATCATCAACTGAACCTTTAAACGTTGCCGCTTGGTCTGGACCGTGTGAGTATGCCATTTCGTCTGCTAATGGACCGATTTGGTCGTTTTGAATTTTGCCTAGTTTCTCAATTACGTCTTGTAATTCATCAACAATGCCTCTGGCTGCCATTGTGATTTCTGCCTCAGCCGCATCAACTTCAAGTAG